CACCGGCACCATCGAGAGGGGCACCGGAAGAAGTCGCGCACGATCGAGCAGATCAGCGAGATGGCGCGGCAGACCATCGAGGCCAACCAGGTGCGAGTCATCGTGGCCCAGGCCGTCGATGAATCAAGGCAGCCGGAGCCGTGGGCCGACAAGCGCACCCGGTACCATCGAGCCTATTACCAGGCGAACCTCGAGCGTCGCAGGGAACAGACCCGGCAGAGCAAGCGAGACCAACGGATGCGGCGCCGGCTGCGTCCCTTGATTGCTGGCCTATGCTATGCGGTAGACTTGGGCCGATTGACTGCGAGGTGGTGATGGGCATCAGACAACGACAGCGGGGCGCCGAGACCGAACGAGAAGTTTGCGACAAGATTAGCCAGGCGACCGGATGGGTCGTGAAGCGTGAACTCGGGCAGGCTCGAGACGGTGGCTGCGACATTCGACTTGGCCGGTTCGTGGTCGAGGTGAAGCGACGCAAGAGCATCGCGGTCTACGATTGGGTCGACCAGGCGAGGGCAGCGTGCGCGCCTTACGAGATCCCGGTGGTCATCTGCCGGGGCGACAAGCGTGAGTTCCTCGTGGTGCAGCCCTTGGAAGATTGGCTGAAGATGGCAAAGGCCGAGCTGCCCGACAGATGAAATGCCCGAAGTGCTCCAAGCCTAGCGAGGTCGTGAAGGTCTACCAGTTCCCGACCGAGGCGAGGCGTCGGCGGGAGTGCCTGACCTGCGGCCATAGATTCACGACGGCTGAGAAGCTGTGGCGCAGGGTCTACGCCGAAGAGATACGCAACCGACCGTCTCCTCGAGCGACGCGCCAAGAGCGACCGGAGCCTGTGAAGCGGCGCTGGTCTAACTTCGACGTGGTGCCGGTGGATGGGTATGACATGGACTACGAAGACGTCAGCACCTATGTGCATGTGAGCGACTGATGGCAGGGACACCAATCAAACGGGCGAGGCGGGAGAAGGCGCTGGCGGTCATGGAATCGCCGGCCTTCTGGGACCAGCTCTGGATTCATCTTGCCGAGGGCAACAGTCTGTCCTCGTTCGTGAAGGGCAGCGAGATCCCTTATCAGCTCTTGTGGGAGACGATCCAGTCCGATCCCGCGAGGCATGAGAAGTTCGAGCTGGTGCGGACTGCGCGTGCCCTGGCGAACGCGGAGCGCATTGAAGCGCTGGCCGACCAAGTGGAGCAGGAACAGATCGACCCGAACGCCGCGAAGGTTGCGATGGGTGCGAGGCAATGGCTGGCCGAACGGATGGACCCGAAGCGGTGGGGAAACAAGGTCCAGAACGATGTCCGAATCACCGATACAACGGCGCTGCACCTTGCTGCGGTGCGCGACCTGATGCGGACCGTGAGCGTGCAGGAACCCGAAAAGCTGACAGATGACGCATCGACGCCGACGGTCCCGCGCGCGTGACTCATTGAACCGGGCTGTGGATAACTCTGTGGATAACCTGTGGATAACCTGTGGATAACTCACGGCCTGGCGATCAGCACGCGCTCGGGCACCGATGCGCAAGCGCACGCACGGCGCAAGTGCTTGATTCGCAAGGGGTTACGGCGCGTAGTGCGTATAACACCCATTATGTTAAATCGGGGCGATTATGACCGCCCTGCGGACAATCCCCCCCCTCAACGACGGGGGCGCGCGTAAGTGCTTGATTCCCCTAGGGTCGGGGCGCCGGGCGATTCCGGCCGCCCGCCAGACCCCCCCCGGGGGGTGGCCCCCGCCGGGGGGTCGGCGCTTGCGTAACCCCACACGGACCGTATGAAAAATTCTGAAAACCCGTACTTCGCCTTCGTCAAACGCTACCACGCGGCCCCTGTGGCCTTCGTGGAGGAGGTCCTAGGCGTCACCCCAGACCCGTGGCAGCGTCGCCTCCTGGAGCTTCTGGCGGCCGGTGAGCGCAAGATCAGCGTCCGCTCCGGCCACGGCACGGGCAAGTCCACCGTGGCCTCGTGGGCCATGCTCTGGTTCATGCTCACCCGCGTCCCGGTGAAGGTGGTCGTCACCGCCCCCACGGCCAGCCAGCTCTTCGACGCCCTCTTCGGCGAGTGCCGCCGGTGGGCCAAGCTACTGCCGCCGGCGGTGGCCGAGCTGCTCGAGATCAAGTCCGACCGCATCGAGCTGAAGGCGAGCCCGGAGGAGGCCTTCATCTCGGCGCGCACCAGCCGCGCGGAGCAGCCGGACGCCCTGCAGGGCATCCACGCCGAGTATGTGCTGCTGGTGGTGGACGAGGCCCCGGGCGTGTCCGAGGCGGTCTTCGAGTCGGCGGGCGGCTCGATGTCCGGCCACAACGCCACGACGCTGCTGCTCGGCAACCCCACCCGGACGCAGGGGTATTTTTACGACACCTTCCACCGCCTGTCCGGCGAGTGGAAGAACCTGCACGTCAGTTGCCTCGACTCGCCCCGGGTCTCGGAGGATTACGTCGCCGAGATGTCGAGCCGGTACGGCGAGGGCAGCAACGCCTACCGGGTGCGCGTGCTGGGCGAGTTCCCGGTGGCGGACGATGACACGCTGATCGGGCTTGAGCTTGCCCAGTCGGCGGTGGACCGTGACGTGGTGCAGAACCCGGGCGCGCCGGTGCTGTGGGGGCTCGACGTGGCGCGCTTCGGCGCGGACTCCTCGGCGCTATGCAAGCGCCAGGCTAACGTGGTCGTGGCGCCGGTGAAGACCTGGAAGGGCCTCGACCTGATGGCGCTGACGGGCGCGGTGATGCACGAGTGGGAGAGCACCGACCACCGCGACCGCCCGGTCGAGATCTTGGTGGACAGCATCGGCCTTGGCGCGGGCGTGGTGGACCGGCTGCGGGAGCTGAAGCTGCCGGCGCGCGGGATCAACGTCGGCGAGTCGCCGGCCTTTAAGGGGCAGTACATGAACCTGCGCGCGGAGCTCTGGGGCAAGGCGAAGGCGTGGCTCGAGGCGCGCGACTGCAAGCTGCCGCGCGACGAGCGGCTGGTGAATGAGCTATCCTCGCCGCGCTATTCGTTCATGTCGAACGGGAAGCTGCGCCTCGAGGGCAAGGACGACATGAAGCGCCGCGGCCTTGCGTCGCCCGACGTGGCGGACGCGTTCGTGCTGACCTTTGCGTCTGAGGCGGCGACGGGCGGCGGCGTGTACGCGCCGACCTGGCAGAAGGCGATGAAGCGGCAAATCCGGGGGGTGGTATGAACTGGCGGGATTTCTTTTTGGCGGACCCGTACTCGGGCGCGAAGATAGTCGAGCACGACCTGCAGGGCTGGGGGTCGGATGACCCGATGTTCGAGCAGGTCCTGGCGGCGGTGCGCCCCACGACCATCATCGAGGTGGGCTCGTGGAAGGGGCGCTCGGCGGCTAACATGATGGCGATCTGCAAGCGCCTGGGGCTCGACGCGCGGCTATTGTGCATCGACACCTGGCTCGGGTCGCACGAGAACTACGCGCGCCACGACGGGGACAATCGCTGGCTGCACGAGGCGCTGCGGCTGCACGCGGGCTACCCACGGCTGCACGAGCTGTTCCTGTCGAACATGGTGCACCTTGAGCTGACCGAGCGCGTGACCCCCCTCCCCCTGCCGGCGACGATCGCGGCGCGGGTGGTGGCCGAAAAAAATATCGTGGCGGACGTGATCTACATCGACGGCTCGCACGACTACGAGGATTGCAAGGCGGACCTTGCGAATTACTGGCCGCTCTTGCGCCAGGGCGGGATTCTGTTCGGCGATGACTACCAGGCGTGGCCCGGCGTGACGCGCGCGGTGGACGAGTTCTGCGACGCGCACTTCCTGCACCGCTCTGTCGTGCGCCGCTCGGGCAAATTTGCCTTCGGCAAGGACCGCGGCGTGGAGGGCATCGAGTGAAGTACTACTGCATCACGCTCTCCGAGACCCCGGAGCGCACCGAGCACGCGCGCGCGCAGGCCGCGAAGGCCGGCATCGAGTTGGATTTCATCTACGGCATCTTCGGCAAGACGATGCAGGTGAAGTCCGAGATTCCGATGCACTCGGACTATTTCGTGACCCGCGGCGCGACCTGTCTGGTCTTGTCGTGGCATATCGCCTGGCAGATTGCGTGGCGCGAGGGGCACGAGGAGTTCGTGATCTTCGAGGATGATTTCATCCTGCCGGATAACTTTGCCGAGCGCTGGGCGCAGATGCGCGCCGAGGTGCCCGAGTGGTGCGACCTGGTGTACTTGAACTCGTGCTGCACGGACCAGAAGCCGGCGAAGAAGGAGTCGGCGAGCCTGTGGGAAATCAAGTACCCGCTGTGCACGGCCGCCATCTGGCACCGCCGTCGCGCGATCCCGACGCTGCAGATGTACACCAAGCCCGCGAACACGCCCGTGGACATCCTGCTCGAGTGGCACGCGCTGCCGCACCTGCGGGTGCTGACGGCGGTGCCGCCATTGGTCTCCCAGGCAACGCAGGACCTTGCGGTGCCGATGCCATCGACCATCCACATGTGAGGTACCCGTGAATGCTAAAGCCAAGCGACGTGGCGCGGTTCCAGCGCCGGCTCGACAAGAAGTCCCCCGAGAAGCCGCAGCCCCCGGAGCCTCCGAAGGGTGGCGGGAAGGGTGCGCCGCGGCCTCCTTCGGACAAGAAGGCGGCCTGATACTCAGCGACCGGCTGCCGGCGGGGCGCTTCGTGCGCCTCGAGGTGCCGTGCGCGCCGATGCTGCCGTGTAACCCGTCGGTGGCCGTCGGCCCGGGCGGGGAGCTGCGGTGCCTCATCCGCGCCGTGAACTACGAGCTCGGCGAGACGGACGGGATCTGGTTCCGGGACGACCCGGGGCCGGATACGGTCAACTACATCGCCGACCTTGGCGATGACTTGTCGGTGGCGCGGGTCGAGCGCGTGGACGACGCCTCGCAGCGTGTCTCGCGGCTGCCGTGCCGGGACGGCTT